GAAGTGCTTTAGACCGTTTGGTACATCAGTTAGTAGGAAGAAAGCGTCTGTATCAGTCAAATAGTGATTGATAGTGTAGCCCTCTGGGATAGAACCATTGTTGCGTAGTGCATTGAGGTCGTTATCCGCAGTTCCTACTCTGCCTTCAGTTTCTAACAATCTTGTTGCCACAAACTGTAGATTCGGTGGGATCACTAACTTTCGAGGTCTTGCTGCAATGAGAAGTCCTCTTTCATCTGTCCACCCTGCGATCTGAATAACAGCGGCTTCCAAAGAAGTCTCGTTAAGATCAGCGGCTACTGATGGTTCGTTAGAGTTAGTTCCACCACTCACTAATGGGTGTGCAGTAGAACAAAGCTCCACTCCATCTCCATAGGTAGTACCAGAGTCAAAAGCATTGTTTAGGATAGTCGCTGCTTTTACCTGCTTGGTGTACGCCATTGCACGAGCTAGTGCTTTTGTATAACGTGCTGACAAAGAGTCATACAAGTTATCTTCGATAGCCTCCTCAGTAATTGCGAAGCCCATCGCCACTGTCTCATGTGTATAGCGAGCTGTGAATGCTTCCTGTGCATTGTCATATTCGATGGCAGAACCTTCGTCTTTGACTGGTGCAGCAGAAAAGCCTGATAGTTTAGTTTCTTCTTCGAAAGAACGGTCAGAAGTCTCTGATTCAAAGATCTCCGCGTGTTCCTCCCCATACTTTGCATATTCTAAACCGAATAGTGCATTAAGACCAGGAAGTAGCTCTTTAAGAAGTTGCGCTCTAGAAATTGCCATTGTCTATACCTCCTACAGTCCAACTGGGTTACGATAAGCGTGTCCACCGATGAACACGTTACTACCATTATCAGTATGTGTGCTGTATATGACAAGCACTTCTTGGAAGGTATCGCTACCTGTCGCAGTGGTGTCAACTACATCAATGATTTGAAATGGTAGTGTTGAAGTGGTAGCAACGGAGTTGTTGATAGCAAGCTTAGATGCACCATTAGCAGTATTTAATGTATTACTAATGATTGAAGCTTTGTTACCAATGACCGTTCTTCCCAATGTTGCCATTGTCGTACCTGAAGAGCATATAGCTGCTTTAAGTATGATATCTGGATCATCAACAACAGTCGCATGTATATCACTAGCAACAATGCTGCCAGGATATTGGTTGTTGAATGTTAGCTGCTTTGTATTAGGGTCGGTATATGAACAACCCATGAAAACACCTAATGTCCCAGTCGCTGGGAAAGCGGTTGTACTTCCGTCACGCTCAATAGTTCCGTCGTTTACACGCTTTACTAAGTCGCCTTTTCCGATAGCTGTGCCGTAGTTGCTAGCTATCTTCATTTGCCGAGTAGCACCTGTGTAAGGACGACCACCAATCAAACCAACGGGTACTAGCCCATAAGGGGCATCAATAGTTGGATAAGCCATGAAAATAGTCTCCTGTTAAAATTAATTGCCTTTACCAAAAGTGACCTTAGTCTTCCGTTCATTAAATAACGGCATCCTAGGATCGTTTTCTCGCATGAGGTTGTTGTCTACTGACTTCATTTGATTATCGGTCTGTGCTTTAAAATACGCAGTCCTTTCATCTTTGAGTTCATCTGGAGCCTTACACAGCATTAACCCTCCTATCACGATGTTATCTTTGAACTTTTCGTTCTCGATAGTTACCAAAGTAATTTCTGGATGGTCAACTGCCTTTACTGGTTCCCAACCCTCACGTAATTTTGAGGAAACGTTAGTAGCGTCGACTTGACCTTGAGTGCTTGTTCGTATCCAACGGTACGTATACCCTGGCTCTGGCGTGGGCGAAGGTAACGTTTCGGGTCGCTGCCAAGCCTTCTTTTGTACTGTCTTCTCACGAGTTTCAAGTTCTCTGTTGATTCTGTTTTCAGCCATTATTCTTTCCTCATTTCTTCTGCAACCTTTTGGGCGTATAATTCGATAGGTACTCCTAATCGTTTCGCTATGGCGACTTGTGTTGCGTTTAGCTTTACCTTTTTAGGTGCTACGCTCCGCGTTGCGGGTGCAACCACATTAGCCTGTTTTTTAGGCTTTTCAGCCTCTTCAATCTCTTCTTCGAACTTATCTGGGAAGAGCTGCCGCATACGAGTATCAATAGCCTCGTAGTATTCGTCACTCTGCAAATCAACTCCTTGCTTGGCAAGTTTGTTGTGCAAGCCCAGTGCCAGACTCGTCATCTCGTCGTCTGTACCGAACCAAGTGTTCTTCTTTGCCCAATCCTGCGCTCTTGGATCTACAGTAGGAGCAGCGGGTCTAGGCTCTTCTTTACTTTTTACCTCATTCGGTTCTTCCTGTAAAGAAGGTAATTTGAAATTATTTAACTTATCAGCCTTAATCTTAGCACCTGTTAAGTTTTCTTGTGCTGTGGTTAAAGCATCTGCGTCACCAGCTTCATACGCATCTTTATACGCTTTCTTAGCCTGTGTAAGCTCAACTTCTGCTGTCTTCTTTGCCTGATCTAACAATGCTGTCTGATTCTTAGTAACGCTACCTTTTAGTTTGTTGTTCTCATCCTGTACAGATTTTACAAACCTTTCTAGCTCATCACGCTCTCTTAAGGCTGCTTCTTTTGCTCGCCTCTCATCGTGATAGCCTTTACTAAAATGCTGTATACGCTTTCTAACTTTTTCAGAATAATCCTCAAGCTCTTCGTCAGTGACCTCTTCGGGTGGTTCAGAAGGTTTACGATTCCTGTCAGCTTTCGGTGTATCATCGACAACTTCAATTTCAAGCTCATCTTTAGGAGTAGCCTTCTTGATTCCTTTATCTTCTGCTCCGTTAGCTTTTGGTTCATCTTTCTCCTCGTTTTTACCTGATAAATCGACTTCTATAGCACTAGAGTCCTCTATCTCTATGTTTTGTTTCGCTGTGTCGTCAGGATCAGGAAACTTGTATTCTACTTTTTCAAATGCCATTTTCTACCTCTTATGCTCTCGTGATACCACGAGGATCTGCTACTACAGCCTCTATAGAGTCATCATTTAATAAACGATACTCTTTTCCAGCCACTTTAAATCGTGTTCCGCTGTTCGCTCGGAACATCACAAAATCACCTTCTTTGCACCATGCGCCATCAGGAAACCGCTCTTTGTCTCCATAAGCGTCTTTACCCATATCTACAACGAGTCCCATGATAGACATAATATAGTCGTGATGTATCTCTTTATCTGTTTTCAAGACGCTAGTATTTCCATACGTCTTTTCTATCTCAGGTAAAGCTATAAGCACTCTATACCCCACGGGGCGTGGTAATTGTTGTTCTAGCTCGTCGTCCGTCAGTTTTACTACTTCAGTCATCGTCACCTTCCAGTTGTTGTTTCGCAAGGTCTTGTATGTGTTGTACGCTGGACTTTAGACCTCGTATCAGTCCAACGATCTCCCTATAGTTTGCATAGTCTTTTGCTGACCCTGCCTCAAGGAAATTCTGTGCAGAGGCTATTTCTGCCTCGATTTTGTTCGCTAGAACATCAAATACTGTTTTCGCCACTATTTATCTCTTAACGTTTTAAACAAGTCCATCTCCATCTTGTTATCTTTATCCACTTTATCTGCGGCTAGCTTTACATTCTCTTTTTCTGCTTTTATCTGAACTTCAGCCTTATCTAATTTTAGCTTCTCAGCCTGTATGGTTGCGTCTGCCTGATCTTTCTTAGCCTTACGTTCAACTTCCTGCGCTTTAATCTGTAATTCAGCCTGTTGCATCTGCACGATAGGATCTTGTGCTTTCTGCTGTGCCTGTTGTTGTGCTGCTTGTTGTATATGAGACTGTGTAAGAGCCTTACCTGCTTTAGCCACCAGCCTTGACAAGTTAACCTCTATATCTTCAGGCAACTCTTCATTTGGTAATGGTAGTTCCACACCAAGACGCTCCTCCATATCTTTTCTGTACTTGTACCCTAGATGCTCGGCTACATGCGCCTGTAGAGATGCCATGATTTGTTTTGCCTGTGGGTTCTGCCCTATCATCTGAGCGATCATAGGATCTTGCATAAACGCCATGTGTGTCTCTATATGTGCATCGTGGTCTTGGTATATGAAGGCTCGCATCGGCTTACCCATAAGAGCCGCCATGTTCTCGCTTATAGGATCGACAGGCTTGAGGTCATCTTTTGTTGGCACGAGTTTCTCTGCGTTCTTCACCCCAAGGACTTCTATCATCTGCCTATGTAACTGAGGCAGGTCATATATCTGTGGTGCAGTCTGTGACATTTGGAGGACAGCTTGATACTGCACCACACGTTGCGCCATCGTAGAGCTGTTTGGGTCTGATACAGGAATGACATCAATCATCATGTAGTCGGATTGTTTAGCTGATACATCACCTCTAGTTGGCACATACGTATACTCGGCAGTCGCATATTCTGCCATAAGCATCTTTAACATCTTGAACTCTTGTTTCATGGCGTAGTGTACACGAGCCTGTACAGCTGCCATCGGTTTGAGTGTTCTTTCTAACAGGGCAAGGGTTGTACCCACAGGAGCATTAGCAGACATATCCGATATGTTCATATCGCTCACAGCTCCTAATCTACGCCCTTCAGCGGTTATATCTTTCAATAACGCTAATAATACTTGGCTTGGTTCTTTATATGGCAGCGGCATGATATTGTCACGTATACTGCCTGATGGTACATCTACATCTCTAAAAGACCCAGGTTCTATCGGTGTATCGTCCCCCTTGATACGCAAACCTCTTGACTTCAACCCCCCTGGGAGGTTTGCCAAAGTACCTGCATCTACAAGCTGACGTATGATAGATGTTCCTGCCTGTGCATAGCCACCTATGATATGTATCAATCCAAGACCGTAGAACCCAAAGCCTGGGGTATATACATAATGCACGAAGTGTTGTCTTTTCAACATTAAATCGTCGTCAGGGTTCCAGTTTCTTCGTATCGCTAATACTCTGTATGACCCACGCTCTATAGATACTATGTACGGCTTGGCTATGCCATCATCAGAATCATCAACCCCATCTATAATTATGTCCGCATGTACCTCGTATATGCTATAACGATTGTCGTTTGTGAGAGAATATCCACCTTCTTCTGCCTTACGTTCTTCTATATCGCTGTGATATGACTGTGGCTCACCAAGATCTACATCCACGTAGAACCCGCTAGCCTGTAGCTTCTTTAACTCGTTCTTCGTCTTACGCATAACATGTGTCACACGCTCTGCTGTCTCTATGTGCGATGCCCCGTAAGGTACAATTACATCTTCTGCAGGTACAAACACAGCGACCTGCCGTCCTAGGTTAGGGTCATAGTATACTTTCTTGAACCCAGATCCTGCCAGACCAAGATTATACAACAGACGCTCATGCTCTGACCTATACTCCACCATGTTCTCTGTTAACTGGTAGTTCATGTCTGCTTTCACACGATTAGCCGCTTCAAGCTTCTCACGGGTCTCTTCACCCAATATCTTTGTTTTTACAGGTCCCTGTGCAGGAAACGTCTCACCCATTGTTTCTGCCTGGAAGCGTATAGCCGCCTCTGCTAACACGTTAGAGTATACACCACAAGCTCCCTCCCAGGGTTCGCTACGTTCTTCGTATTTGAAACCCAATACATCCAGACCACGAACAAAGGTATCCGCCCACTCTTTACGACTCTCCAGATCGGAATCAATATTACCTAATAGCTCATCAGCCACAGCAGCGAGTTTGTCGTCGTCCATATTTTCAGCTATATTCTCATCAAACGACCCTGTACCGACTTCTTCAACTCCTGGCATTATGGTCACTTCCATACTACCATCGTCCAACGTAACCATATCAGGGTTTACGATTTCTATCTCAAGTTGTTCTGTTTCCTCTTCCTCCACACCTTTGGGAGCTTGGAATAGTCCTTTCTCTACAGCCATCAGTAATACCCGCCTCTCTTTTGTTTAAAGTAAACGACTTCTTCAGGTTCATCACTTGGCAGTCGTATAAACCCACCCTGTCTAAATCTCATCAACGCCATGACGGTGGAGTCAACCAAGTCATCGTGGCTCATAAACGGGAACCCTGCTATCTCTTCGATTAGCTCCTCTGCCCATCGTGTTTCGGGAACCCAACACAGACCTGATGACACAATGTCAGTCACGGAGTTAAGTCTAGCTAGCTTGTCACCAGATCCCCTGTGTGGTGTATATTCCTGTATAGGTATACCCATTCTCCTCATTTCTTGGTACAGCGCAGTTCCTGCACTCTTTTTCTCCACGATAAACGAGTCAGGCTCCCATTCTCTATATTCGTCCATAGCCAACTCTTTGAGTTCGGGAAATTCCAACCGTCGTTTTATGCTATTTAACAGTATAATATTATAATTGTCCACCTCTTCATTCAAAAACACACCCCACGTCGTCAAACCTGTGTAGTCCGCACGGTTGTGTGTCTCTGCGGCTGCGTCCAAAGACATGATAATATACTCACATATCGGTGGATCTTCTTTCTTCCACATCTGCCACCACTCACGTTTGACCAACGCGGCTTCTTCTGCTGTCGGTTCCTGCTGATACTGTGCGTTCCACTGAAACACAGGCATAGATGCTTTCGTTCTGAGCAGGGCCTCCATGTCAAAGAACTCAGGCCAGAGAGGTTTTTGCACTATCTCTTTAGTTTTCTTATCTTCCACGTCCAATATAGCAGGGAACTCTACGACCTCGTACTGGTCAGACCTCTCGTTGTTTGCCATATCCTTGGTTACACGTCCTGTCAGGTCGTCCATATGCCATCGTGTTTGTATGATAGCTACCCGACCCCCAGGCATTAGACGTGTTCGCGCACCGAATGTGAACCAGTCGTACGCTTTCTCAAAGACTTCAAAGTTTCCGTTTATAACATCCTGCTCGGAATGGGGATCATCAACGAGCAAGAGGTCAGCACCACGCCCAGCAATAGAAGAACCAATACCACACGCATAATATTCACCTCCTGAATTTGTGTTCCAACGCCCTGCCGACTTAGAATCCACAGCCAAAGCCACTGTGGGAAAAATCTCTTGATACGTTTCTGTTGCAATTAAGTTACGCACTTTACGTCCAAAGTCCACCGCTAAGTCTGTGGTGTGCGATACCATCATAACTTTCTTCTTGGGGTTACGTCCAAGAAACCAAGCGGGGAACATTATAGAAACAAGCTGGGACTTTCCGTGTCTGGGAGGAATATTTACACAGATTCTGTCCTTCTGACCCTGCTCTATGTCCATGAGCATGTCTGCTAGCATCCTATGATGTTTCCCCACTATGTAATCGGGCTGCATATGCTTGCAAAACTCTATCAAATCATCATAAGCTGCCTGATTATGCTGTCGTGTGGCTAATTCATCGACCATTCTGTCTATTTCAGCCACTTCTTCAGGTGTATATTGGTCTAAATTGTCTAACATGACCTGAATTTCGTCTTCAGAAAAGTCAAGAGCGTGTTTATTCACCTTTTTCCTCGTCTAAACCTAGCTCTTCGTCTACATTTATGGGTTCACCATCAATTACAGCCGCATCTTCGACTGGATTTACCAATTTTGTTAGTTTCGAACGCAATCTTTCCCGTAAATCGTCCGTAGACTGGTGTGTTATGGTCACTTCGGACTTCTCAGCGAACAATCCTACGTCCGAAATCTTACCTAAAAGCTCCAAAGCACGTATTCTGACTCTCGGATCGGGGTTTTCGGTCTCTTCTATGAGCTTATTTGTCACCAAATGCCGTATTTGTACTGCACTTTCGACCACAGAACGCCCAAACTGCTTCAAAATACTGTCTGTTAGGACAAGAGAGGCGGGTGTTAGCGTGGACATCTTTTTTTCGGTGACTTTTTTCGACACATCTTCAGGATCATCAGCGTAAGCAACGGATAATCTTGCTGCTGTGTCTTTGTCTTCTTTGGTTGGCTCAAGGTCAATACCATGCTCCCCCAACTCCTTTGCTGTATTCGCGGCTGCCTCTACACGTGTCTTTAGATCAGCCGAAGGTTCACCCTTTTTCAAAGGTACGTTCAACTCTGGTTCTACTACAATAGTCATTTGGTTCGATTATATACTACAAAATTTTTTAAACGCAAGATGTTTGGGACTCCGAAGGGGGGTGTTCCTATATAGAGAGGGGTGTGGGGTCGAACTCAGAGAAATGTGATTTATTTGTGTAAAATAGAAATATATAGATGACAGTACACATAATATAAAAAGGGTTGGTGGGGGTAGGGTGTCAATAACTGTTATGGAATTCCATAACGAAAAGATACTAGATGTCATTATATGATATTAGAAGTAATTATATATAACGACTTACTATTGTATAACGTGTCAATATATGCTTATATTAACTTATCAAGACGCAATTATGCTCTTGTGTATTTGAAAGGATAACCATCATGGTTAATCAAGTTAATAAGCCGATCACAGTTGAACCAACTCTACGCTCTAAGATCATAGGGTGGGGGCAGTCACAAGCCAAGTTAATTGACGAAATGCGAAAACTTGGAAAAAAGCATACTGACTTTATGTCGCCTAAAAACGCTGAGAGTACTTGTACTCAAGAGTACTATGACGACACAAAGCTAGTGATTGCTGAAATGCTAGGTAAAAAGGAATTGTTCCTTGAACCTGCCAAAGGCAATACTGCAAGAACCGAATTGGTTAAGCAGATAGGTTCTAAGCTAGGCGACCTTATGAAATTGCTCAGACCTAAGGTAGACAAAGCCGACCCTAAATCAGACCTTGAGTTGTTTATGCAAGACTTGAACAAAGCACAAAAGAGATTGATGGATAATGAAGAGATGTTCAACAATCACAACGATATCGTTCTGGCTTTCGAAAGTCTATTCGACAAGATAGGCGACTAACACTTACGCCCCTCAGAGAAATCTGGGGGGCTTTTTTTTGTCTTTTGACACC